GGCATCCCGGAAGAAGACAGCGAGCGTGAGGATGTTCCGTTTGGTAATGCCGGGATCGGTTACGTCAACGAATACGGCTCACCAGCGCAAAACATACCCCCACGCCCGCACCTGATCCCCGGCGTTAAATCCGTAGAGGAACAGACGGTGCCGCAGCTCAAAGCAGCGGCGCAGGCTGCGCTTGATGGAAATGCGGCGGGTGCAGAAAGAGCGCTTAACCGCGCCGGAACGCTGGCCGCGAATGGCGTCAGGAGTTACATGACCATTACCGGCTTTACACCGCTTGCTGATAGCACCGTTGAAGCCCGTGCACGCCGTGGCCGCAAAGGGGCAAAAGCTGAGTTAGCACGCAGATCGGCGGACGGAAAGCTTAATGCTATCAACCCAGATTCTGGTCAATTGATAAGCAATGAGAATGTAAGGCCGCTGATTGATACCGGACAGTACCGCAGAGCCATTACCCATGTTGTGAGGGATAAAGATGCCGACTCTTGATGTAACAGACGTGCTTTTTGACCCAGATTTTTGCGACTTCAACCTGTGGGTAACTCGTCGCGCGCAAACGGTGGACGAGGACGGGATCGGCAGCGATAGCGAAGTTAAAACGCAGTTTGCCGGGGTTGTTACTGTTGACCGCTCCCTGGAAAACCGTCGTATGCAGTCCGGTCAAGTAATCAGTGGCGCGATTCTCATCGTGACGACTGAACGACTTACGCAGGGCCAGACTGGCCGTGATGCCGATATCGTGACGTATCAGAACCGTGATTATCGTGTGACATTCGTTGACCCGTACACGGCTTACGGTGCTGGCTTTGTCCAGGCGCATTGTGAATTACTGCCGTTTGATGGGGGAACTCCCGTTGAGCAATAACACAAGCACAGAGCGCGGCTGGCTGACACCCACCAGCGGCGATCCGGATTATGACGAAGCGCTCGACAGGCTGTTAAGCCAGTGGATGCGCAACGTTTCCGGCTTGCCTGCCGGGGTGGTTCGCCCGCGCTGGCAGAAAGACCAGCCACCAATGCTGCCAGTTGAAACGAACTGGTGCGCGTTCGGCGTTACTGGATGGCCCATTGATAACAGTCCTGCATTCACCAATCAGACCGACGAGGGCGCTCAGCTCTGGCGACATGAAACGTTCGAGTGCATGGCGTCGTTCTATGGCCCTGCGGGAATGTCTTATGCATCCCGTTTTCGTGATGGCATATCTGTCCCGCAAAACAATGCTGAGCTGAATGCGCTCGGTTTGTCCCTGGGAGACTATACCGGCCTGACCCCTTTCCCCGAGCTTATCAACCAGCAATGGGTTCGCCGCTACGACATGACGGTGCGCCTGCGCCGGAAGGTTGTGCGCGAGTACGGCATTAAATCGCTGGTGGAAGCGCCAGTCACCTTTTTTGGAGAATAAACTATGCCTAACGGCTTATCTGTCCAGCGCGCTGTGAGCGTGCAGGTGTCGCTCGCCGTTCGTGCGGCGGCCGGGCGCAATTTCGGGGCGCTGCTGGTGCTTGGCACGTCCAGCGTGATCACTGCACCAGAAGTGATGCGCCTCTATCAGAGCATTGAAAGCGTCGCTACGGACTTTGGCACCAGTGCTGAAGAGTACAAAGCGGCTAACCTCTACTTCCAGCAGTCGCCGCAGCCTCGCGATCTGTACATCGGCAAACTGGCCCGCACTGCTGTTTCTGCCTCGGCCGGCAAGCTGACCGGTGCCGTCCTCTCCACTGCTGAGAAGACGCTGTCAAACTTTACCGCTGTGACAGCTGGCGCTCTGAAACTCTCCATCAACGGCACTGTTTCAACGCTCACCGCGATTAACCTCTCGGCAGTTACCGACCTTGCTGGCGTAGCAACGGCGATCACCGCGAAGATGACCGGCGCTACGGTGTCCTGGGTGAATGGTTCGAGCCAGTTCGTTATCACCTCGACCACTACCGGGGCCACTTCTGCCATCGGGATCCCGACGGCTGCGGGAACCGGCACCGACCTGGCCCCGCTGCTTGGCATCGATTCGGCGCATAAACCAACTGTGGTAAACGGTCAGGCCGCATCGTCATCCGTCGTGCCATCGGTTAACACCGCGCTCAGCTATTCTGCCGACTGGTACGGTCTGGTGATTGCTGATACGGCCATGACGGATCAGGACCACCTGGACGTTTCTGCGCTGATTGGCGCCGCGAGCGACTCCCGCGTGTATGGCGTCAGTACCGCTGCAGCTGCAGTTCTGGATTCGACCAGCACCACGGATATCGCCTACAAACTGAAAGCCGCGGGCTACGGCCGCACCTTCTGTCAGTACAGCCAGGTGCCTTATGCCGCGGCGTCAGCATTTGGCCGGGCATTTACCGTGAACTTCCTGGGCAATAACACCACCATTACCCTGAAGTTCAAGCAGGAGCCCGGCATCGCTGCAGAGACGATCACCGCGCAGCAGGCAGACACGCTGAAGGCCAAAAACTGCAACGTGTTCGTACGCTACGCCAACGACACCGCCATCATCCAGGAAGGCGTGATGTGCAACGGTGATTTCTTCGATGAGCGCCACGGTCTCGACTGGCTACAGAACTATGTCCAGAACAACCTCTGGAATCTGCTTTACACCTCCACCACCAAAATCCCACAAACCGAAGCCGGTGTGACACGCCTGGTGACGAACATCGAGCAGTCGATGGATCAGTCAGTGAATAACGGGCTGGTTGCTCCGGGGTTATGGAACGGCGGAAGTATCGGCCAGTTAGCTCCGGGCGACACGCTGACAAAGGGTTATTACGTTTACGCGAATCCCCTCAACTCTCAGGCGCAGGCAGATCGCGAAGCGCGTAAAGCTCCGGTGATTCAGGTGGCGGCGAAACTGGCGGGCGCCATTCACTTCGCTGATGTCCTCATCAATGTGGTTCGCTAAGGAGCGATAAATGGCAACTTATTCTTTTCTCGATGTAACCGCGTCGCTCACCGGGCCGACCGGAGTTATCGATCTTGGTCAGGGTTCTGCGAACTCTGAGGAAGGTATCACCCAGACTATGGGCGGCAACAAGAACACCATGACCATCGGTGCCGATGGCGAAGTGATGCACAGCCTGCACGCCGATAAGTCAGGCACCATTACGGTGACGCTGCTGAAAACCTCCCCGGTGAACAAGAAGCTGTCTCTGGCGTATAACGCGCAAAGCCAGTCCTCTGCCACCTGGGGAAATAACGTGATCGTCATTCGCAACACGGCATCGGGTGATATTTCTACTGCGCGTTCGTGTGCATTCCAGAAACAGCCTGATTTCAATAACGCCAAAGAGGGCGGAACCGTAGCCTGGGTATTCGATTGCGGCAAGATTGACCAGCTGCTCGGGGAGTTTTAACGCATGGAATTCGAAATTAAAGGCGTGAAATATCGCACCGCAAAGCTCAGCGTTTTCGAACAGCTGAAGGTGTCCCGAAAGCTGTTGCCGGTGCTGGCCGGGATGGTTTCTGACTTCCGGAACGTTCAGGAGAAGATCAGCAGCAAAGACACCGAAGGCGCGATGGCTACCATCCTGCCAAAGATTGCCAATGCTGTGTCCGATCTGAGTGATGGCGACGTGGACGATATCCTGTTCCCCTGCCTTTCCGTTGTTTCACGCGAACACATGAAAGGCTGGGTGCCGGTCTGCCAGCATGACGAAATGGCGTTTGACGATATCGACCTGCTTACCATGCTGCAACTGGTGGCGCGGGTGGTCGCCGACTCGCTGGGAAATTTTTTGCAAGGACTCCCTACCAGCGAGACGCCCACCCCGCCAGCGGAATAACCTTCAATAGCCTGCCTGGCGGTGAAGATTTTATTCTTCGCCCGGCGCTTGCCTTCCATATTGACCAGAAAGACCTTAACAGCGGTGCGGTAGACCTCTGCCGCATCGCGCTTCTCAATGACTACCTCGACATGCGCGAGGATAACGACGCCCGGGTAGATAAATGGAGAGCGGCCAATGAGCGGTAACGCAGATACGATTAAAGATTTCCTTGTTTCGCTGGGATTCGATATCGATCAGGCTGGCGCTAATAAGTTTGAAGCAGTGCTGAAAGGCGTTACCGCGAACGTTCTGAAGGTCGGCGCGGTGGTGGAAGGCGCAGCGCTGAGCATTGTCGGGTTTACCACCCAGATCGCGAATGGTCTGGATAAGATTTACTGGGCATCCCAACGGACGGGGGCCAGCGTCCAGGGCATCAAAGCGCTGGGCTATGCCGCGTCGCAAACCGGTGCCAGCGCCGAGTCGGCCATGTCCTCCCTTGAAGGACTGGCTGGTTTCATGCGTAGCAATCCGGGTGCGGAAGGCTTCCTGAACCGCCTGGGCGTCCAGACTCGCGATGCCAGCGGAAAGATGCGTGATACTGCGGCCATCTTTACTGGCGTTGGGCAAAAGCTCAACAACATGCCGTATTACCGCGCGAAGCAATACGCGCAGATGCTTGGCATCGATGAAAACACGCTGATGGCGATGCGGCGCGGCATGAATGGCTTTACCGCCGATTACCAGTCTATGCTGCAAAAGACTGGGTTCAACGCTGATAAGGCGGCTGTGCAGTCCAATAAATTCATGACGTCCATGCGCGGGCTTACGTCGCTGTTCGGCATTATGCGGGACAAGATCGGCTCAAACCTCGCTGGTGGTCTTGCTGGTTCGCTGGACAGCCTGCGGCGGCGCATCCTCGACAACTTCCCTAAGATTGAAGAGACGCTGACCAGAGTTATTAAAGGCGTGATCTGGCTTGCGAACGCATTCACGAGAATGGCGTGGCGGCTGATACAGGGCGCTGGCTCTGTCATTGACTGGTGGAAGCGTCTTGACGATGGCAGTAAAAATCTGCTGAAAATATTCGGTGCTCTACTTGTCGCATGGCGTCTGCTTAATTCTGCGTTCCTGAAATCCCCGATTGGAATTATCACCACGCTGATTCTGGCGATCGGATTACTCTATGACGATTATCAGACGTGGAAAGAAGGCGGTAAAAGCCTGATTGACTGGTCCAAGTGGGAGCCTGCAATAGAAAAGGCGAAAAAGGCAATTCTCTGGCTGCGCGATAAGCTTCTGGGGCTGAAAGATTCTGTTGGTGGATGGCAGAACTCGCTGGAAATTTTGGCTACTTTCATCGCTGGGGTATGGGTAACAAAAGTATTGGGAGCATTCGCAAAAATATCCGGTCTTCCGATACCTCCATGGCTTAAATTATGGGGAGCGTATGCTGGTTACCTGGTTTCAGATCGTGAAAACATAAAAGCCAGTGCTAAATCATCTTTGGACTATACCAAAAGGAACATTGGTGATGCTCTTGCTACGGTTGGCATCAAAACCGACCTTGGGCGAAAAGATGTTAGCGAGGTAAGAGAATGGCCCGCATGGATGGATTGGCTGCATGGTGGCCAAGGTAAGATTATTCGTCAGGCGCAAAGCAATGGCGTCGTTTATGGCGATAATGTTCAGCCTGACATTCCCGGGGCGGAACAGCATGTTCGTAGTAATGAAATTGCCCCGCATGAAAGAGATGAAATAAAAAACCGTCAGCAGGCTGCTAATGGTTATCTTGAAAAAATCTCAGACGGGATTGCCAAAATCGGTAATTTATTTTTCTCCCCGGCTGGAGCTGCTGAAATCTCTCCAAATATATCGGGTGACCCCTCCCAGTTTGCGCAATCAGTCAAACGTCCACAGGCCACAGCCCAGGGCAAAGTATTGCTCGACTGGATGGGGCCAATGTTCAATAAACTTGAGTCGCTTTATCAACTTCCAGCTGGTCTATTGAAAAGTGTGGCGATCACCGAGTCGGGTGGTAACCAGTTCGCCATGTCCGGCGCGGGTGCAAAGGGTTTGTTCCAGTTTATGGATGGCACGGCGCGCGACATGGGCCTGCGTGGGAATGATGTATTCGATCCGGAAAAATCAGCTCGGGCAGCAGCTAAATACCTTAGCCAGTTGTTACGGCAGAACGGCGGAGACCTTAGCAAAGCGCTGGCTTCATATAACTGGGGGATCGGCAACGTTCAGCGCTATGGCATGGGGTTGATGCCGCAGGAAACGCGTAACTACATTCCGAAAGTAATGAGCAATATGCCCACCAGCCCCCCGGTGATTCAGCAGGAAACGAACATTAACATCCACGGCGTTTCCGATCCGCGAGAGGCTGCCCGTTTGACTGTTGACCGTCAAAAGGGTGTGAACTCACAGTTAACCCAGCAACTCCCCGCAGGACCGAGATAATGGATATTTTATCAGCGATTTTTCGCCAGCAATCCCGGCGAATTGGCATATTAATTCCCAGCGTGGTCGTCTCCGAAAAGCATTCTGATGCGCTCGAAATTACTGAGCACCCGGTGGAGAAGCCAACAACGAATAGCGCTTCGGGCTTCATCGCCGATCATGCGTATAAGCGCCCCAGCGAAGTCACAATGGAATGCGGCTTCGCTGGTGGCGGTTCGTTGCTGGACTTCATTGATACATCTTCAATCGGTCTTAGCGCTGGGCTTAGCCCAAAGGAGACATACCAAAAGCTGCTGGATATGCAGCTTGAGCGCGTACCGTTCGATGTGGTTACCGGGAAGAGGGTGTACACCAATATGCTGGTGCGAGCCATTGAGGTGACGACCGATAAAACCAGCGAGAACGTGCTGAACTGCACGCTCACCCTGCGTGAAGTCATCATAACGCATACAAAAAATGTCACCGTTGCTGATAAATCCGATATGCAGGACGGGGTTAGTACATCTGCGGTGCAGAATTCCGGGACTAAATCCACCACCCCAGTAAATGAATCGGTAATTAAGTCAACAGGGTGGTTTGATGGACTAAAAGGAACCAGTCTTGGTAACTCTATAGGTATCCAATGAATGTAACTGAAATCCCTTTATCGCCGGATAACCAGCTATTTCGCATTCAGTTAGCAGAGACAACATACACGCTGAGAGTCATTTGGCGTGATTCTGCTGGCTGGATTCTGGATGTACAAGATAGCAGTGGCGAACCGCTTCTTTCTGGCGTGCCGCTGGTAACCGGTGTAAATCTTCTTGAGCAATATCCTCAACTAGGTATTAACGGGGCGCTGCTCGTTGGCTGCGATGTAGGCGCACCGGACGAGCCCACCAAAACCAACCTCGGCACATACAGCCACCTCATTTTCGTGCAGGAGTAGAAATGTCTCTTAACTGGATGCGCCATTTTGAGCTGCAACTGTTGGACCAGAACGGGCAGGGCGTTTCCCTGTCTGACTTTAAGGTCACGTTCCAGATCGAGTGGGCAGACACACGCTGGCCGCGCGTGGCTAACGTGAAAGTCTATAACCTTTCAACCACCACCACTAATAAGATCCTTGGGCAGGAGTTTGCCAAAATTCGCATTATTGCCGGGTATGACGGCATAGCGCCGGATGTTGATGCGAGCCAGGTTGGTGTCGCCCGGGAGATTTCACCAGACCAGATAGGGCAGGTGAACGGTCAGAATTACGGCCTTATTTTTGACGGTGATATTCGTTTCACCGTCACCGGGAAGGACAACATTACCGATTCCTGGGTGTTGATTCAGGCTATTGGCGATCACGAAGCGTTCCTTTATGCGACTACCATCACCACGCTTGCCGCTGGCTATACCGTTGCGGATCTGCACCGGGCGACGATGCAGGATTTCAACGCGTTCGGCGTGACACAGGGCATTACCGGCGATTTTCCTGATACCGTGTTTCCTCGTGGCCGCGCGATTTACTCATCCACCCGCAACGTCATGGATAATATTGCTGCGCAGTGTAAGGCAACATGGCAGCTGGTGGATGGTCAGGTCCAGATGGTGCCTGAAGATAAATATATTCACGAAGCCATTGTGTTGAATGCTGATACTGGCCTTATCGGTATGCCGCAACAGACTATGGGCGGCGGCGTAAATGTGCGGTGCCTGATAAACCCCAACATTCGCATCAATGGCCTTATCCAGCTCGATCAGGCTTCGGTATACCGCGCGACAGTTGGCAACTCCGATATTGCACAGTCGCTTGGGCGGATCGGGACGTCTGTATATAATGGGAACATCGAAAGTGACACGTTACCCAGCAAACAACAGGCTGCCAGCATTGCGACAGATGGCGTTTATATCGTCAAAGCTATCGACTATACTGGCGACACCAGAGGTCAGGCGTGGTACATGGATTTGATGTG